TCCGGTCATCACGGCACCTGTGGAGCGCATCCAGGGGACGATTTACGGTATCAGCCGGATCGAACCCGTGAAGTACATGCAGTGGAACATCAACGATTACTTCAACATGGGGATGGACAGCGCGCAATACGCGCTGCTACCTATCGTGATGACAGACCCGCTTTCGAATCCGAACTACCAGTCCATGGTGATGGGCCTCGCCGCCGTGTGGCTGACGAATCCGCAGACGACGCAGTTCGCCACGTTCCCGGCGATCTATAAGGATGCAGTCGGCCTGTGCAACGCGATCAAGTCACAGATCCAGGAATCGATGGACGTGAACGATGCGATGCTCGGCAAGATGCCAGCGGGCCGGAAGAACCAGGCGCAAGCCGCCGCTCAGGCCCAATCGCAGGAATCGAACATTATCGACCACGCGAAGCGCTACGAAGGTTGCATGCTCAATCCGCTTCTGGAGCGCATGTTCGAGCTTGACCGCCAGTTCAGAACGAAAGAACTGACCGTGGTCACGATGGGCGAAGTCGGCGCACGGGCGAAGCAGGAAGAGATTCCTGTGCAGGCGTTCAGCGAGCGGTATTTCTTTCGCTGGTGCGGCACGGCCTACCAGACCGGCATGCAGCGTATGCAGCAGATGATCGCCTGGATGAACGTGCTGCGCGGTATCCCGCCCCAGCAGCTTGATGGCCGTCGGCTCAACGTCGGCCCGATCCTGGAGATGGGCACGGAACAGATTTTCGGGCCGGAAGTCGCACCGCGCATCCTGATTGATGAGCGCAATCTCTTCCACGTCGAGCCGTCAGACGAAAATCTGATGATGCACAACGGTTTGCCGGCTGAAGTGCATCCGGCGGATGACGACCAGCGGCACATTGCGGAACATATGCGCGGCGCGACGCTCACCGGCGATCCGGCGGGCCTGTTCCGTGCGCATATCCAGCAGCATCAACAGGCGATGAACGCCAAGATGCAGAAACAACTCGGACCGCCGCAAGGACAGCAGGGCGTTCCGGGGGGAGCGGGACCGGGCGTGGCGGGGACTCCCCGGCCCGGGGCGCAACCCGGTCAACCTCGCCCGCAGGGACCGGCAGGAATGGTTCATCCTGATTCTGTAGCCGATCCGCAGATGGGGCCGCGATGATTGCACGTTCGACGCTATGGGGCACTATCCAGTTCGGTGACGCGTTTTACCAGCTTACCGAACTGGAGCAGTGCGCCATCGTTGCGCACGAGCAGGGGCACATCGCACATCGTCATGCGTGGAAGCGCCTCGCGCGTCTCATCACTTTCCGCTGGAAAGGCTTCTTCGAGTTTTGCGAAGCGCAGGAAATCGAAGCGGACAGATACGCCGCAGAGCGCGGCCATGCGGCCGGACTTATCTCTTTCCTGTTCCGCAGTAACCTGCATGTAAAATCAGACGGATATCCGACGCACAAACAGCGCATAGAGGCTATCCATGTCTGATGAATTCCTGATCGTCCCTTACCGGGTGCGCGCGGCGGGCACCGATGTGCCGCCTGAGGAAGTGCAGGCCGCGATCAACTCGCTCTCTCAACAGGTCACGGTCGCGCTGAACGACCTTGACACCGGCGCAGCGCCAAGCGGCCCCGCTGGCGGTGACCTCGGCGGCACCTACCCGAATCCAACCGTGGTTGGTTTGCACGTGACCAGCGGCACGGAAAGCGGGGTCACGATCACCGGTAGCACGGTTGACAACACGCCAGTTGGTGCGACCACACCCAGCACCGGCGCTTTCACCACGCTGACCGCGACCACGCCTGTAGGCGCGGCAAGCGGCGGCACCGGGCAGAACACGCTATCCGCACACAACGTGCTGCTCGGCGAGGGCACAGGCGGCGTAGGCTTTGCCGCACCAAGCACCGCCGGCAAGATGCTGATATCGGCGGGCGCGGCGGTTGATCCGGCTTTCGCCAATAACCCGGCCATTATCGCCGGCACGGTTGACAACACGCCAGTTGGCGCGACCACACCCAGCACAGGCGCTTTCACCACGCTGACCGCGACGACTCCCGTCGGCGTGGCAAGCGGCGGCACAGGCCGCGCGACACTGCTCGCGCACGGCGTACTGGTAGGTGAAGGTACCTCAGGTATCAATCAGCTTGCGGTCGGTAATACCGGACAGATGTTGCTTGGGTCCTCAGGTGCTGATCCGGGATTCGGGAACAACCCAACGATCACCGGCGGCACAATCGACGGGGTTGTGATCGGCGGCACGACGCCCGCAGCAGGCCACTTCACGACCGTATCCGCGACTGGCGCTATCTCGCCGTCAAGCACGAACGGAATCGTCGGCACGACCACGAATGACAGTGCGAACGCGGGCAGTGTAGGCGAATACGTTACAGCGACGGGTACGGCGGTGTCTCTTACCACGGCCACGCCCGCGAACATCACGTCGATCAGTTTGACGGCCGGGGACTGGGAAGTGTCCGGAAGCATAGGGTTCAACCCCGCAGGAGGCGCAGCGCCCGCCACCTTAGCAGCGGGCGCGAATACCACGACAGCGACGCTCCCTGCTTCCCCTTTCGTGGCGATTATTCAGGCGACGCTTACGGCTAACGCGCAGCAAGGATTCGCAGTGCCGCCCAATCGGGTAACCATAGCAGGGACGACTACCGTATTTCTCGTGGCGCAAGCTAACTTCGGAGCGGGTACATGCACCGGAACAGCAGTCATTCGCGCACGGCGCGTACGTTGACTTTTTGTAACAAATCGCATATAACCGGCGAAAGCCTAAACAGGAGCATATCGTGCTTAAAACCCGAATCGCCGCTCTGATCGGCACCCTCTTCCCGGCGATCCAGGGACAAACTCCTGTCATCACCGACCTCGGCGCAATGCCCGATCAGGTCAGCCTGATCAACGCAATTCTCTCGGCAAACCCCTGGCAGGCAGGCGTGTATAACGCGGCGGCCAACACGACGGGTTTCACCGCTACCCAATCGCAGATCATGGCAGCGGAAGAAACTGTCCTGGAGTTGACCGGTACTATCGGTTCGGGTCAGGCGCTCACTCTTCCGACCGTCGCGACACTGCTCGCAACCCTCACGCCGCAACAGGCCGTGGTCGGTTCGACCGTCACGCTGCGCATCGGTCGAGGTAACAACGGCGCGTTTAACTGGACCGTCACGACCAACACCGGCTGGACGCTCAACGGTACGCAGACGATTGCGGCGTCCACCTTCCGCGATTTCCTCGTCCAGATCACCGCCGTAGGCGCGACGCCTACCGCCACGTTGACGCAGATCGGCACCGGCACCTGGAGCTAAAGTGAACAAGCTACTCAAAAAACTGCTAGGCCTTCTCTTCCCCGGGGTTGACGGAGACGTTGACGATGAACCTGATCTTCCTGATCCTGACGCACCTGATCCCGATCTCCCTGATGATGACGATCTGCCTGAGCCTGATCTTCCTGACGATCCTCCCGCGTCTACCCGCTCGCGCCGTGATGACGCTAGTGAGCGTCTGGCTCGGCTGGAAGCTGAAGTCGAACGCCGGGGCCGTATCGCAGCAGAGGCCGCTGCTCGCCAGTCTGCTCCGGTAGACACTGAATTCCAGCGCGAGGAAGAACGGCTGCGCAATCCGGAGCTCGATCCGAATGAGCGGTGGCAGATCCAGTCAAACCGTATTTTGCGGGACGCGCAACGCCAGTCGCAACAGGCGCTGTTCCAGGCGCAGGATATCTCCGACCGTACGCGCTTCGAAGCAAAGATCGCAAGCGATCCGCGCCGCGCGAAGTACGCTGACCGGGTGGAAGAAGCAATCCGCAGCGAGCGCGCCGCAGGGCGCAACGCGGAGCGCGAGGCCGTGTACTTCTACATGCTCGGCAAAGACATTGCTGAAGGCAAGCTCAAGCCGAAAGCGAAAGCCGCACCCGCTGTTCCGCGCGGCAAGTCGCCGGGCGTGCGCAGCGACGTACAAGGCCGGGGTCGGCCTTCGAGCGATCGCGACAAGCTCCGCTCACGTCTTGAGAATCAGAATATTTAACCCGCAGAGGAAACCATGAAACTGCTCCGCAAACTGGGCCTCCTGTGGGCCTCGCTGTTCCCCGGCGTTACCAACCAGTCCACCAGCTTCACGGCGGACGTTGAAGCGTACATTCAGGAAGAAGTCGAACCGCTCGCGCGCCGCCAGCTGGTCGCGTACCAGTTCGGCAAGCCGCTGAAGCTGGACACGAATCGCGGCACGACCTATACGGCCTCGCGCTACCAGCGTCTGCCGCTGCCGTTCGCACCGTTGCAGGAAGGCGTAGCTCCTCCGGGCGAGGCGATGGCCCTGCAACAGGTCAGCGCCACCGCCCAGCAATGGGGCGACCGTGTGATTATCACCGACGCGGCGAACCTGACCATCAAGCACCCGCTGTTTCAGCAGGCATGCGAACTAGTCGCGCTCCAGCTGCCGGAAACGCTCGAACGCAACACGATGAATACGTTGATGGCGGCCACGCAGGTGAACTACGCCAACGGCAAAACGTCGCGCGCCAACCTGCTCGCCACTGACGTGATGACGCCGCACGAGAATAACCGCGTGGTCGGCACGTTCCTCACGTACGGCGTGCCCCGCTTCATGGGTGACGAGCGCGAAGACATGATGATCGAGGCGGGCGCGTATCGCGATCCTTCGAAGTCGCCGGCTGTCATGCAGCACTACATTGCGCTGATTCACCCGCTGTCGGCGCAGGACATGCGCGAAAACACGACCGTGGTCAACGCCTGGTCGTACAGCGATGTGAACCGTCTGTACAACAACGAACTCGGCCCGTTCGGCGGGTCGCGCTTCGTTGAGTCGAACATGATTCCCTTCTTCGTCGGCAATGCCGCGATTCAGGGTACGGCTTCGGCTTCAGGCGGCACGCTCGCAACGAACGCCGGTTACCAGATCATCGTAACGGCTTCGCCGGCTCAGACTTCGGTCGAACAGCAGATCTATCAGGTGTCGAACGCGATCAGCGTGACCGGCCCGACCGGCTCAATCTCGGTCGTCCTGCCGCAGCTCGCAGGCTTCG